TCTTGTTCAGTAACAATACCATCATTTGCAAATAGATTTTCTACAGCAGTATTAACACCTGTTTTATTTCCATTAATCGTCTCTATAATAGCATTACACCATTCATCTGTTTTACTTTTAACTACGGTTATATCTTCTTTAGAAATAATTCCATCAAAGTTCACAGTATCTATAGTTAATTGTAAATTCCTTGATTTCTCAGCTATAGCATCAAGTGCCTGTTGTACTTCTGGACTAATATTAGAACTCCATTCTCCGTATGTATATCCTAACTCTTCCATCTCTGCTTTAGTGTGTACGGTCTGTCCAGATAATTTAGCCATTATTATTTCCATAGCACTCATATCTTCACTAGATTTAAGTACACTAGAATTTAACATATCGTTATATTCGTGTGCACCGTAAAATGCTAGACCTAAAGCTCCTATAGTTGCAATGGCAGGAATTGCAATTCCACTCAGTACCGATAATCCACCACCTAATGCAGTTACTCCACCTGTAGCAGTTCCCGTAGCAGTTGCTAAACCTGTTGTTGCAGTAGTCGCAGTTGCAGTAGTAGTTGTTAATTTACCTAGCCACCCTAAAGTAGTACCTATTCCTTTAGAAAGACTACCAATACCACTAGTTAATCCTCCAACTACTTTTAATAAACCACCAGTTGCAAATGTCATTAAGCCAGTTGTTAGAATTGCTTTTTGTGTTTCACTATCTAAACCACTAAACCAATCAATTAATTTTTCTAAACCATCCATCAAGTCAGAAACATATGGTAATAATTGTTCTCCTAACTCTATACCCAATTCCATAAATCTATTTTTTAGCATAGCTATTTTACTTGCAGTTGTTTGATACCTAGTTTCGGCTTCTTTACTTAAAGCAGTATTTTCACTCCAAGCCTTATTTCCTAGACTTAAAGCATCTGTAAATACATCACTTGCCCCACTAGCTCTCAATAATGCATCTCTTAACCTTGTTTCTGTTATTCCCATCTCATCAAGAACTTTAATTGCACTAGAGCCTTGTTTTTCTGCGTTACCTAATCCTTTTACAAATGCTATAATTGCACTACTAGCATCATCTTTCCATGCCTTTTGGAATTGTTCAGCACTCATACCTGATACACTCGCAAAATCTTTTAAACTTTCATTTCCCGTTTCTACTGCTAATTGCATTGCTATCATTACCTTACTAAAAGCACTTCCACCTGCTTCAGCTTCAATACCAACGGAACTTAAAGCACCAGAAAAAGCCATTATTTGTGCTTCGGTTAATCCAACTTGAGCTCCTGCTCCTGCAAGTCGCATACCCATAGAAACTATGTCAGCCTCAGTTGTTGCTAAATTATTTCCTAATGTAACTATTACACTACCTAAATTACTAAACTTATCTTGACTCATACCTACAATATTTGCAAACTTAGCTAATTCACTAGCTCCTTCACTTGCAGATAAATTAGTTGCATCTCCTAACATTACCATGGTCTTTGTAAAGTCTAATATATTAGGAGTTTGTATACCAAGTTGTCCTGCACTTTCAGCCACTTCAGCTATAGCACTTGCACTTTGTGGCATTTCTTTAGACATTTCTAAGATACCTCTTCTTAAAAGTGCTAATTCTTCATCTGTTGCATTAACAGTTTTAATTACTCCTGTAAAGGCAGATTCAAAATCAATCGCACTTTTAACCGCCAATCCACTAAATGCAACCATTGGGGCAGATATTTTCATTAAGTTTCCGCCTACATCACTTATATGTCCGCCTAACTTCTGTAACTTGTCACCTGCTTTATTAAACTGTTCACTTGCCTTTAAAAATCCATTGCTATTTTCTACTATAGCTTTATTAGTATTTTTTAATTCACCTTGTAATTTGACTAATTCAGCTTCACTTTTATTCATTTCTACAGTATTACTATTAATAGCTTTATTATTAGATTTAATTTTATTTTCTGTTTCAGCATATTCACTTTTACATTGTTCAAGACTTTCTTTTAATTTTAAAGCTTGTTCACTTTCTTCACCGTATAATTTTTTAGCTTCTATATATTGCTTTGATAATTCCTTTTTCTTATTACCTAATTTTTCTAAGGAATCTTGATTAACTTTTAATTTAGAAGTGTTTTTTTCTATACTGTCCTGATATAATTTCATTTTAGAATTTACATTTAAAATCTGTTTTTCTAAACCTTTTTGTTTTAGTGTTAAATTTTCTATATTGTTTCCATATGTATTTAATTTAGCAGATGCAGTTTGTAATTCAGCCGCAGTCTGTTTTATACTTTGTTTTGTCTGTGTTAAGTTACGATTAAATTCATCACTTCTTACGGAAAATTCAACACTAATTTTTTTATTTTCATTCGCCATATAATATTCATCCTTTCTATATTAAATAAAAAAGGGTTAGTAGAAAATATAACTATAATTAAAATAATTACATTCTCTACTAACCCTTTTTAGTTATATTTTCTTTTCTTAATTCTAGTGACATATATCTCTAAACCTTGCTACACTTACTACTTCTTCTGCTTCATCTTCTTTATTACTATTTTTAGCTTTTGAAATAGTAATATAAGTATCTATTAATATATTTTTATAAAAGTTACTATTATATTTATCTAATGTTTTAAGTTCTCTCGGACTCATTAGATAAAATTCTTCTTCACTTTTATTTAATTTTATCGTAGCAGTAAAGTAACAATAGTTCCAAAAATCCTCAAACTCTTTTAATTGTTCTTCTTCTGTTTTTTCTTCCTGGTCATCATTATCGTTTTTATTATCATTATTATTTTCTTCGTCTTTAAATTCACTGGTTGATTCTATAGATACCATATTTATAATGTCTAGCAGTAAATAATTTTTAACTTTTTTATTATTTATAACCTCATTTATATCTTCTAAAGTTATATCTCCGTTAGCCATACAATAAATAATAGTTCCTAAAAATTCATCCCTATTTTCACTTTCCATAAAATCTTTTAAATAGTAAAAAGGATTTTTTTGTGTTAATGTATATAGATTTTTAAGAGTTTGGAAATTAAAATATAATTCTTTTTTTTCTTTATCAATAGTTAAATCTAATTTATAGTTATAACCTAACATTTATAATTCATCACCACCTAATTTAAAATAAGGGTCAGAAAATTTCTAACCCTTATTACTTATTTTTTATTATGGAGTTACTACTTTTTCTGTTGGAAATTCTACAGTTTTTGTCCATTTAGTTGCATGTGTCACAGCGTCAAAATCTTTAGAATCTGTACTTACAACATGCATCCATATTCCACTTTCAACGTCTGGCATAAATTTACCACTCAAGGACATTGTTTGTAATTCTGGAGCACCTTCTTTAGTTTTACCCTTTCTTTCTGCCATATTGAATCTGCCTTTAAATAAAGTTATATAATCTGTTATTTCTGCTCCTGTCTCACTGTTTTTACTAGTTTGTTCAAAAAGTAAAGCAAAATAAGGCTTAACATCTGTAGAAGATTTAATTAATCCTCCACCTGTTGCCATTTTATGTCCAAATAATAAAGCTTCATTTTCTTCGCTTAAAGCAGGAATAGATATAGTAGTATCAATTTCTCCAAGAGCACTATCTACCATTATTACTCCATTTCCTCCGTATAAACTTACACTATTTTCAGAAGCACTAACAGATATTTCTATTAAATCTCCTAGTTCAACTGGGACATCCCAAGTTCCTGCTCCTGTAACTTTAGCCACATAACATTTCTTTAATCCATTTTTAACATTATATTTCATTTATAATCTACTTCCTTTCTTAATTAAACTTTTTATAGTTAAATCTCATTGCACAATGAAAAAGACACGTATCTTCTTCATACATGTCTACACTTTGTTTAAATCTATAATCTTTTTCTTTTAAAACTTTTTCTATTATATTTTCTAAAGTAGCATAATTACCTTTAGAAAATATGTCTACTTGTATAAGATAATTCTCAGATAAATTGTTGTTTGCACAATAATCATCATATGTCTTTCTTATAATCTCATATTCAATATATGTATTAGCTATATTTTCCTCTGGCTTATGTAAGAAATATATATTATTATCTACAATAGAAGTAATTCTAGTATCCATCAAATCTTTTCTTAATATAGACTTCATTTCAGGATCACATCCTTCATAGATTGTATAGCTTCATCTAGGTTATTATCTATAGAATTTTCAAACCATCCAATATGACTTTTGTTCTTACTAGAACCATACTCACTAAATACTCCATCCCAAGCATTAACAGATATTTTTACACATTTATCACCATCATCATTTTTAGTAATTTTCTTTTTAATGGATTTCTCTGTATATCCTGTTAAGTCAGGAGCATTTTCTATAGCAGATTTTAATAATATATCTCCACCTACATTTAGAGCTTTTCTCTCTTTAGCATCACTTATATCCATTTCTTCACATAAATCTACTAATTCATCTAATCCACTCAAATCCCAATCACTACTCATTTATCAATTCCCCCTTAAAATCCACATACATAGAGTTACCTTCAGGGTCTGGATTAATGTAAATGATATTATAAGTCTTATTATTGTATTTAATCTTATAAGTTTTACTGTCTATAAAGTCTATCACCTTACATTTTCTAACTCTAAAACTATCTACAATTTTAGAATTATCTGTTTTAGCACTATAGAATTCTTTAAAACTTAATCTTTTTACATTACTCCAACACTTATAATATTCTACTTCTCCACCCTCAATTGGAAATCCATCTTCGTCATATCCTCCACTTTCACTTATAAAGCTAATTCTTTTATCCAAATTAAAGTCCATTATATTCACTCCAATCACTGTATTGAAGAGAATTAATAATATGACCCATAGTATATTTTAGTTTTTCACTAGCTTTTAATGTAGTTGTAGTAAGTCCTCGACCGTCATACATTTCTTTTATCATTGCCAAGATATAGATATTAATAAGATTTAATCTCTTATCATTATTAGATTCTAGTAACTCGTAGAAATTATCATAAATATATTTATTATAAGTGATATTTAATATTGGCTCTAAATAAGATATACAAGCACTATGCATATTTTCTATTAGAAGATTATCCTCATCATAGTCAATTTTTAAGTAATTTTTAATTTCATTTATTGTCATTATTTATACACCTCCATATAGAGGAATAGGGGTATATTTATACCCTATACCCCTTTATAATTATTAAACTGTTTTCTTAGAAAGTATTGCTAATACATCTTCAACTGGAGCACAGTCAAACTCAGCTGTTGCAATATACCCATTTTGATATGTATCTGCATATTTTTCTGTTAATACTTGCATCTTAATATCATCTGTAAATTTAACATACATACCTTGTAAATCTCCGTAAACTATCTTATCGTCAGGCATATCTTTAGATACAATAACTCCAGAATTTAATAACTGATATTTAAATCCTTCTACTAAAGAAGAAGTTAATAAGTATTGTCCATCAGTTCCTTTTAATTTTCTAAGAGATTTAAGTGTGTTTGTATTCATTACAAATACACCGTCAATAGAATCATCTACTGCCATTTGTAAATCTATTAAATCATCACCTGTAATTCCTGTAGTTGAAGCAGATTCTATTGCATTAGTTATGGATATTAAACCTCTAGCTTTTGCAGAAGTTCCTACCACCACTTCATGTTCAATAAATTTCTTCATTCCTTTAGAAATTTCTTCAATTACATATCCAACTATATCTATACCACTTCTATTAACTAAACTCTTAGATACTTTAACAAGACAAGCAATT